CTAATTCACCAGTGGTAAAACTTTTTGGTATGTCTGTAATAATACCCATAAGTAGTTTTAAATTAAAAAAAGGCGGGGGGCCGAAGCCCCCAACCAAATTTTTAGATTAGTTAAGATCGCAGATCTCGAACTTGAATTTAATTTCACCAGCAGTTAACTCATTTAATGAGTAAGCATTTCCGGTACTTGCATCCGGGGTGAATAGAATATCAATTGCATCAGCTGTTGCATATACTTTTCCATTTTCATTGTCAAGTAATGCACCATTGTTAGCAACATATGTGATTTCTGATTGGTCAACGTGTATCGCAGAAGATGTTATGTATCCGTCTGGATCAGCACCGTCACCGACTATTACGTCTAACTCATCTCCAGAACCGCTATCATCGAAAGCAGTAACTAAGTGAGCAGAAGCTTTAGTAACAAGTGATCCGGCTGGGATCGCATATGTGAACGCAAGAGTTGCACGATCAGCAAGGGTTCCAGCTTTAGCTACTGAGAAGTCCTCGAATGAGATTGTAAACTCATCTGTAAAACCTTGTGGGTTTTCGTTAATTGTTAATTTAGGCATAGTGTTATTTCTCCTTGGTTAATTATTAAGTTACGTCTTGGATAACACCGTGTGCACCGGGATGCATCACAAGAGATGTTAAAGCACAGTCAACATAACCACGCTCACCACCACCTAAGTTAGGTAGACGAGTTGATCCCATAGGGATTAATTCAGAGATACCGAAGTATTCTGGGTTAATAAGGTAACCAGAACTATCTGATGTATTACCACCGAAGTTAGGAGTACAATCTGGGTTAGCATTAACGATTGAGATAACACCGTGATCTGATTGATAAAGCTCAACAGATAACTTAATAGTAGAAGAACCACCATCATAGTTAACGTTACGCATTACACCATTGTTCACAGCAGTTGACTCAGATGCAGAACCTAAACGAGCGAAGTCAGAGATAACTCTACGTAGTCCAGTATCAGCAACTAATGTAAGTGAGTTGCTAGAACCAGTTTCACGATAGATGCTTGTAACTAAATCATTCAAAGAAGTTTCAGTGAATGGGTTAGCATTAGCTTCAGTTGTAGAGAAGATGCTTGTAGCTGGTGTACGGAAAGCAGCTGGAACATCAGCTGGGCCATCTGAATCTAACCAGTCACCAAGTCCACGAAGACCATATGCAGTACCGGCACCGTTTTCTACAGCACGATCTTGAGTACCACTTAGAGTAGCCTCAATATCACGTTTTAGTTCACGGATTGCTTTAGCTTCTGCTTGAGCAATTTTTGCTGGGCCGACTGAGTCAACAGCTTCTTGTAAATCAGAAACCATATAATCTCTACGGAATTTTTGAACGTAGTTACCTAGACGTGCACGACCAGAGAATTTATCTGTAAATGCAGTAACGTCAGCACCTTCTGAAACACCAGCAGTTGATGGTGCAGCAAGGCTGTCAACAGTCCACTCAACGAATGTTGCACTGGATTTGTTTTTGCTGGCGGATGAAAGAATCGGAGTTTCTTCGGGAGCAAGAATAGTTAAGACATCAGTCAAGTCTTCTCTGTTGGAAACGGCCGATCCAGTATTAGTTGTATCAAATGTATTTGAAAATGACATTGTATTTTAATTTTTGGATTATCGAATTTGTAATTGTAGTTTTCTCATTGCAGCGTAATCACTTGCTTGACCAGTTTGCTTAAAGCGAGCTTGAAGATCTTTGAGAGCTTTTGATGTTTTCGAGTTAGGTTTTTCTGACTTTGCAGAAGATGTATTAGCTGTACGTGTAGGTGTAAGAGATGGAGTTTTCCCAGTTACTTTACTAGGTTTACTTTCATTAATTACTTTACGTCCATAGATGCTATTTGCAGCGTGTGCAAACATATACTCAAGTTGTCCCGACACTTGCGGTAATTCTTTATCAAGAATTTTTTTGAGTTTATTATATTGCGGATCACGAAGTGTTGCAAAGAATTGATCTCTAGTTTCACTAGGATCCTCTGTTGCTAACCATTCTAATTCTTCACGAGCTTTAGTATCGTATTGTTTTTGTAGTTGTTTACCACTAAGCTGCGTTTGAACTTTATTTAATTGATCTGGGATGTATTCCTTTTGGGCTTTACGTGCATTTAATAATAATTTACGTACCTCCTTTTTGGTTAAATCCTTACCATCTATTTCTGTAACTACGTCTTCAGCTGAGTAATCATCACTCTCAAACAACGTTTCTTCTGCCCATTCTATTGTACTCTCAATTTCGTCTTGTTTGTTTTGTATAGCTTCTATGCTATCAAGATCCGAAAAAGGGTTATTGGTAATTTCTTTTTTAGATAAGCTTTGTTGTTTTTGTTGTAGTAATGATTCAAGTTCATTAGCTCGTTCCTCGGCCGCTTTACGTCTAGCTGTCATCTCACCGAATCTAGCTACAGCTCTGCTGCCAAGTTTATCTGCTAACTCTTGTAATTCACCTTCTGATAAGTTATCAATATCTAACTGTGAAAGAACATTTTCTTCTGAAACTTCTTCTGTTGATTCATTGACCTCTTGGGTCTCTTCCTCTACTTCAGAAACTTCTTCAGTATTCTCTTGGGATTCATCAGCTTCAGTCTCTTGACCTTGACCAATAAGTCCCGCTCTTCTATTCGCAAATTGCGAAACTGTCATATTTGTTTCTTCCGTTGTATTTTGGGCTGGTTCAACGTCTCCAGTAGTGATTTCTTCTGACATAAGTTTATTTTTTGTTTCCACTCCTTAACGCTGAGCGATAGCGATAAATGCATTATAACACACGTGTTTCTAATTTATAGATTGAGAATGTCTTTCCCTTAACTTATCCCAATCTGCTAGTTGTAGTATTTGGTCATATGTTATTATTCTACCGGATAATTGCTGTAACTTTTCATAATCAGCATTGTGCATTTCCGATATTGTTTCTTCTCTTAATCTATGTAGAACTTGTATAAAACGAGCAAAGTGCTCGTGGTGTCCTAGTGTTTTTAAATCGTCTTCTAGTGTCATTACTGTTGAGGCATCTCTTGTGTTTGAACTTCACCCATTTCTGCTGGGTTAGTTCCTATTCTTCCTATTTGTGCATTCTGCATTTGTTGCATCTGGAATGTATATTGTCCAGCATATTTTTGCAAACGAGCTGCAAACGCTTGATCTACTTGCATTCTTTGTCCTACATCTGGTTGTGCTGTATATTGCTCAATCATTTGTAATGCAGTCTGACCACCGTTAGGTCGAGCCGGCATTTCAATACCAGCATATATCTTAGCCAAGTCATCAGTAACATCTTTCATTACTTGTTCTTGTGCTTGTTCTGCTGGCTGTAGTATATTGTCAGATAGAACTGGATCAATACTTGCCGCAGCAACTTCTAATAAACTATTAATATTTATACGACCACTACTATCAAGCTGAGTTAAATTTTTAAATGCCTCTATCTTTTGCTCAATAACATCTGGATCTGAGTTTAATACATCGTAGTTTACAATAATATCGAACTCTTCATTTGGGTCACCTTTGTTAAGTTCTAATGATTCTGGAACACCGGTTACCCTAAAGAATATACTATCGGGCCCAAATCTTTGGAAGCACTTGAATGACATCTTAAGTACTTCAGCAACGTGAGCTAAAAATTTATTTGTAAGGAACTGTAAACGTACTGTGCTCATCTGTGATCCTTCATCTAATCCTACAAGTTTATCTGCAACTCGCTCTAGTGTTTGTTCTATTTCAACTGAACCACTGTTGTAAGCTGGAGTAGGAGCGAAGTCTAAATCACCCTTACGTCTATAAGGAATCATACGTCCCGGCCCCCAATCTGTAGGTGCTTGTCCAACTGGATGAAGGATCGGAGGAATTGTAGCAATGCTGTTTCTGTCAATGCGTGAATCACGCTCTACCTTTACTTGGTTTTGTATACCTCTAAGAAGGTGTGGTATTGTTTGTGCATCATACAATCGTTTGCTATCCTCTGATAACTTAGTTACCACTACTGGATATTCCTCGTAACCATTCATTAATTCAAACTTAGCATAAGATGGAGTACCATTGTCTCCATCAAAATTCTTATGAAAAATAGTTTGGTAAATTCCTTCTGAGCCATCTTCTTCGTCTATTAGTCTTTGATAACCATATACGATTTCAATAAGTTCATCAGCCTCATAGCCACTGTCTGTTAAGCTTGAGCTACGTCTACCTTCTTGTTCTCTTTCTACTGAGTATACTTGTACGCCACGATAGTGTTCTATAACATAATCAACGAACTCTTCATCCCAGTCATCTGTTACAACCTTGTTCTTTAATTCTTGCGGTGTATAAAATGTTCTCCAGAAACAAAATGGTGCACGCTGTGGATCCGTTACATATGTAGGGAAAAAGAAATCACCATCCGGTGCAAGTGTTTTAACTTCCGGTGCATCGATCTGTCTTTTAACAACTGGTAATTTTGCTTCACCATTTTTACGTAAATCCTTAAGAGCTTGTTTAATTCTTTTAGGTGTAGCTGTAGGAAATGTTTGTTGTAACATAAACCCAATCTCATCATCTTGCTCACCGGATTCAATAGCACGGAATACATCTGGGTTCATTTGCCCAATCTGTGCTAAATCTAAGTTTTGTAAAAATGTTCTATCTTCTCTGTGCCATCCAACGTATGTAATTAACATACCTCTCTCTAGCAAATAGTTAGCACCTAGTTCCATTTCTTGCTTAAAACGTGGTATATACCCGGATGTTGACATCCATTTTAAGAAATTAGAAACCACCTTAGCTTTAGCTGTATCACCAGCTTCTACTGGATACGCAAGTATATTAGCCCTATTTAAGCTGGACATAAACATAGAAACAAGACGAGTAATACGCTCATCAATAGTATGGGCCTCTATATCAGATGCACCCTCCCAAGGAAAAGCATCAGCCCCGTGCTTTCGGTGATCCCGACTTTTACCGGGCCAAAAGTTTCTTCGGTCATCATATGATGTTCTACATAAGTCAAAGTAAGCTTCAAGCTCAGTTGTAGTTTGCTCGTATGCGTATCTTAATGTTTCGACATCTGGTTCTTTCTGAACGTATGTCAAGGAGTTTGAAATTGAGTCACTGTCCATTTACTCTATCTTTAATTGATTCTATAGTTTTTCTGATTAAATCTTTAGGCATCGCTATTCTATCACACATATCCCTATTTGACATAGGTACTGTATGATCGTGCTTAATATATCGACAAAGCATCTCCCAAGCAGCTAATCGATCCATATGTTCATTTCTCCATATAGTGCTATTAGTTATGTCTGTTTTATCCGTTCCTTTTTTTATGGACGTATCTGAAGGTTTCCCCTTTGTCATCTTTGATGCATTCTATTGTTACGAATTTACCAATAAGTTTTCCCCAGAATCTTCTAGGTATTAATACCGGTACCTTCTTTCCTATTTCTTTTATGTGTCCCCAATTAAACATTCTGTTAGGACATTCTCTTAAAATTTTTACTTTATAATGTTTCGGGACTATTTCCGGAATATCAAAAGATTCTTTAAGTATATCACTACCCTCTTCATTTATCCAAGTTCCTTTACCTTTTCCGGTAATCATTTCCTCTGGAAGTTTATCTTGAGCTATCTTTAATGCTTCATCGAACTCAATGTCGCATTCTTTTGCTATTGTTGTTAATCTTGTTTTTGCCATTAGTATCCTCCTTTATCTCTTGATGTTGTTATCATACTATTACTATTAAAATGATCTGGGCCTAATCCACCGTTACTCATACGTAAGTAACGTATTAAATCAAAAAAATCCTTTAGTGCCTCGTCCATCTTACCATTACTATTATAGTTAATAAGGCTGTCAATCAAATTCTCACAACTTTCGTGTATATAACACATAGGCCTATTGGCCTCATCTATACTGTAATTAGGATTGTAGTTAAACCATTCATCTACAGCTGTAATACCTATCTCTTCCATCTTACCATCACTTGGTACAAAAGACATACCATTGTCATCAAAGCTTGTAAATAGATCTGTATTGTTCTCATTCTCCTTAGCGAAGTATCTTGAGTCACCTATTCTTTCCATTACCTCTACTTCTAGTTCATCTTCTATATCTTCAAATAGTTCTACATAACCAGCTACATCTAATCCTATCTTCTTAGATGCTGGGCCATATTTCCACTTAGGATCTCCAAACAATGCCCACTCTCCGTATGTAGCCCTATCTGGCCATTCTCTCATTACGTATACTTCGCCTTCTTCGTTTACAGCTGCCCATATGCTTACGTAGTTTCTGGCACCAGCTGGGTCAACCACTTGATAAACCGTAAAGTCCTCGTTGATTTCGGGAAAGGACATTCCGTGTTTGTTCTCCTTATCTCCGAGTACATTGACTTCTGTAGAAAACAACGGTAACAATGAAGTCATTGACTTTACTGGCACACCATATGCTCTAACAAGTATGTCTTCTTCGGGCCTACCTATTAAGTCCTTGGCTATACGTTCATATCCACCAAATGGATTTTCATCTGAATGAAGATAAATTATACTTGCATCCCTCTCTGGGCTGTATTGTTTTACCGGTAATGGCTTATTTGATAATAGTTCAGCTTCTCGTGTTTCTAATGTTTCTGCTCCTTTTAGGTACTCTGATATAAAAGGTGTGTATCCATCAATGGGAGTAAATCCAATCAGTAACTTTGAATCCCTAGTCGCTAGACGAAAGCGCAAAGTGTTTACCAATGTAGCATCTCCAAGGTATTCGTCCAACCAAGCACCTATATTTAATCCCTGTGGCTTCTTGAACCCAAACTCAAAACCCTCCAAGATTGTTTGATTATTTGAGAACTGCGTATAAGTCTTGAAGTCAACCCTTGTCCTTGTGTCAGGAAATATAAAGCTACTACCAGTAAATCCATTTTGCATAGAAAAATTAATATAACCTTCTATACCT